TACAGTGGTACCCGTCCTCCGATCTTTTGAGTATGCGTATGTCAACGATGCTTATTCTAATGCGCTAGAAGCCGCACTTGATGCCTTGAGACTGAGATTTGATTCGCTTACTAAAGGGTTTGGCAAATCCACAGCCTCAAGCTTTGTGAGTGGCGTAGATTCCCAGAATAGCAAGAGGTTTTATAAGTCTATTGAATCTGTGGTCGGAATTAACGTATCGAATATCATCGCGGACGAGGGTTTGACTGACATTCTAAATGCTTCGACACGTGAAAATGTGAGCTTAATACGTTCGATTCCTGAGCAGTATTTTACCCAAATTGAATCCCTTATTTTTACAGGTACTAACCAGGGCATGACAGCCAGCGCCATTGTTAAATTATTAAACGATACGAGTAGAAAAACGAGAAACCGGGCTAAACTTATATCGAGGGATCAGACAACAAAGCTAAACTCGGCAATCACTCAGCAGAGGCAACAGAACTTAGGCATTGAAGAGTATGTGTGGGTAACTTCGAAAGATGATAGAGTTAGGCCGACACATCGAGCTAACGACGGTAAAACGTTTAGGTGGGACGATCCCCCTAAAGCTACGGGACACCCGGGGCATGATATCAATTGCAGATGCATTGCTCAGCCAGTGATAAAAATTTAGCCAAATAAACGCATAACGCTTGAAAATGTTTGGGTTTTGAGCTATTCTGAGCGCATCAAATAGCTAAAAGTTTCGATATGATTCTAAACGACCGCATACCGCTATCGAGTGATAGAACCTATACCGATGAAGGGTATTTAATCGTACCTGCCCGCATCGCTAGAACTGGGGTACAAGACTATTATGCTGGTGAAATGGGGCTTCAAGATAGGGAAGTTACTGACACAGTTAGAGTATATCGCCCAGCTTCTGAGGTCTTTTCTAGTGATTCTTTGGGTTCTTTTTCAAGCAAGCCTGTCACTGATAATCACCCGCCCGTCTTGTTGGATGCAAAAAATACTAAAACGTATGCCGTTGGCTTTTGTGAGCCTGACATAGTTAAAGACGGGGACTACGTTAAAGCCGTGCTGCATATTACCGATAGCGCCGCGATAGAGCGTGTAAAATCTGGTAAAGTAGAACTCTCGAACGGCTACACGTCTAAGATTGAATGGACTCCAGGGGTCACAAGCTCCGGTGAGGCCTATGATGCAATTCAAACAGACATTCGAGGAAATCATATTGCTATAGTAGATGCGGGGCGCTGTGGGGCTGCGTGTCGAATAGCTGACAGTAAACCAGAGGAAATAACAATGCAAACGCTCACTATTGACGGTGTTGATTTTGATGTTAATGATAAACAGCGCGAAGCTTTAGACAAGTTGCAAGCTCAACTCGCAGACGCACAAAAAGAAGCGTCGAAGAAAGAAGAGGACGAGGAAAAGGCTAAGAAAGACGAAGAAGAGAAAGAGGAGGAGTCTAAAAAAGAGACTTCAGACGCTCTTAAAAAAGTTGACGTCTTACAAGCTAAGCTCGATGACGCTCTGTCCAGGATCCCGAATTCGGAGATGCTAGATCAATTGTTAGAGAATCGTCTTGATACTCGGGACAGTGCGCTTAAAATTATCCCTAACTTTGATCATAAAGGTAAGGATTGCGAGGCTATTAGGGCGGAAGTCGTAGCGGCTAAATGCCCAACGGTGGATACTTCTAAAGTCTCAACTGATTATATTCGTGCGCGTTTTGACATGCTCGCGGAGCAAACTAAAGACTTAACAAATGTTGACGCGGCAATCAATACAGCATACATGTCGGATACTGAAAAAGTTTCTGACATCGTATCAGAAGCCCGCGCGAAGCATGTTAAAAGATCCGCTGACGCGTGGAAATCAAAAACAAATTAAGGGGAAACTTATGAGCGTTCAGACTTCATATGAGTTAGACATCGCTAAAGGCTTGCCAGGGCTTATTTACGCCTTAGCTCCTGCCGATGTAGTCACTAGAGCCGTAGAAACCGCAGCGGGCGTACCGTTTGGTGTAGCAGTCTCTCAAGGTACCGGGGACAATCAAGCTGTCCTTGGTGGCACTTCATTTTTAGGGGTGTCTATCCGATCCCTAGAGCAAGAGGGTGTTGCGAATACTGGAGCTATTCAATGGGACGAGCAGGAAGCAATGGGCATCCTTCGAACTGGCTATATTTATGTCACATGTCCCGCAGGTTGCGTGCCTGGAGATCTCGTTAAATATACAGATGCTACGGGAGTCCTTGACGCGGGAGCCGCCGCAGCTGGTGAAACTCAATTAACTAATGCAGCTTGGCAAACTACAGCCGCAGCGGGCGAGCTTGGAGTTATCAAGATCGAAACTAGCGCAACTACAGCCGGAGCTTAGGAGATAGGATTATGATTTTAAAAGATAAAGATGGTAAGGATTGCGTACTAGATTCGGCGATTGCTAACGCAATCGGGATCACTCCGCAGTTTGATGCAGATGGTGCGGTATTTTTCCAACGCCAGCTAGAGTACATTAAGTCTAAAAGCTATGATGTTAAATACGCAGACTTGAAAGCTCGTGAGATCTTCCCTGTTTCGAACGAAGCAGGCGCAGGCGTGGCAAGCATTACGTATCGTACTTATGATCAAGTCGGTGATGCTAAAATTATTAACGGTTATGCAGATGACTTACCCCGAGCTGATGCGGCCGGAAAAGAGACTACTATACAAGTTTATTCTGTGGGTTCTAGCTACGCATACAACATTGATGAAATTAACGCCTCTCGCTTAACGGGAGTAGCTCTAGATCAGCGCCGCGCTAACGCATCAATGCGAGCCGTTGAGCAATTCATTAATAAGACCGCGTTTTATGGTGATTCTGATTACGGCCTTCCAGGCTTCTTTAGCAACTCAGAGATCCCTACCGGATCCGTAGTTGATCAAGGCTCGGGTACTGAGTGGGCTAACAAGTCGCCTGACGAGATCTTATTCGATATTAATGATGGTGCTTCGGACATCTTCGACTTGACTAAAATGGTCGAGCGTCCGAATACGCTACTGTTGCCGCCTGCGCAGTATTCGTATGTTGCTAGTACCCCCCGAAGCGCGAATTCAGACATGGTGATTTTAGCCTACATCGTAGCTAATTCGCCTTATTTGACTTCTATGGATCAAGTTAAGCCGCTGAATGAGTGCGCCGCAGCTAACAATCCTTTACTTTCAGAAGATGCTATGGTGTGGTATACTTTAGACCCAGACAAGTTACAGCTTGAAATCCCATTAGAGATGGAGTATCTAGCTGCGCAAGTGCAAGGATTAGAGTTTACAGTCCCTGGCCGCGCTAGATTAGCTGGCTTGAATGTATACTATCCTCTTTCTGCAAATATTTTGACCGGGATCTGATATTATGGCAGGCATTCAAAATAATAGTACTAGAGTCTTTAATCTCAAGGGTATGAACAAGGGTACTTGTGTCACTGTTCGCCTTCACCCTGGGTTTAATGTCGTCCCTGATGACGCTTGGAAGTCTTTACTTGATAGCCCTAACTCGAAGTATATTAATATGCTTCGAGATAAGCGCTCTATAGACTTCGGAAACTCTTTAGTCGACAACAAAGAACTTGACGCGACTAAAGATCAAGAAGCTTCCGTGAGCACTAAGAAGGTTGTAAAGAAAAAGAAGTCTAAAGACGCAGAGTAGATATGCAGATAGTAGAGTCTGAGGGCAGGTCTGCGACTCATATTTCTGAAGCAAGACTTTGGAAGTCCTTAGACTCTATATCCGATCGCTTGTCGAGCATAGAAGTTCAACTCTCTGAAGTTGTAAGACTTGAAGAGAAGCTTAACTCTCATACGTCAATTTTACGGCGGCATAGCGATACTCTGAACGATTTCGGCCGGAGGATTCATGATACTGAGATTTGGCAAGCCTCGCAGACTGATAAAGCCTCTTTATCAAGAGATGTAACGGGGGTACAGTCGGACATAAAGACTTTAAATATTCGGCTGGAGGCACTAGCTAAAGGCCAGCAAGACATTAAAGCTATTGGGCAGAGACTGGAGAAGCTTGAAAAGAATAGATTTGAAGTCGATGGCAAAACAATGGTCGGGGTTCAAGTCCTTAAATGGGTTGTTGGTATTCTAGCTTCTGTGATTGTGTTTATGTTAACTAAAGGCTTACATTCATCATGAGCATAACTATACCAGAGTTTAGAGATAGGTTTCCTGAGTTCTCTGATCCCGTAGAGTATCCTGATGATCGTATTCAAATGTTTCTCAACGATGCACTGTGTACAATTGGGTCAGACCCTAGCCGCTGGTGTAGTGAATGCA